TTATAGTAAGGCTGAACGATAAGATAAACAGACTAGTTAACCTTTCAACTAAACATAACTTCGAAGCAAAGAACGAACCAATCGAAGATGCGTTTTTAGATACTGCTATATATGCAGCGATGGCGTTAATAGTCAAAAACCAGAAATGGGGTAAATAAATGGCAAAAGCTAAGAAAACAAAAAAAAGAGCATATCCGAAAGCAAAACTAAGATTTTGGGATAGAGTAGCTCAAGGTTGGAAAAAACTATTTTCATCAGCTTGGAGTAAATAGTGGCTAGTATAAAATGGTCAGAAGATGAAGTTCGTATAATAGACCAATACGACCGTACAGCTAAATCAGCTTTCGTATTATATCAAGAAATGAGAAAAGCTGGATATAATAGAACGTACAAAGCAGTTACGCGAAAAATAGAGTCTATGGGACTTAGAAAACCCACTAGATATACAACAGGACACGAAATTACCATAGGATATTTAGATATTGAATCTACTGGATTTAGTGCTAATATAGATGTTATGCTGTCTTGGTGTATAAAAGGTAGAGGAGAAAAGAAGGTTGCTGGAGCTTGTATAACAAGAGAAGAGCTGATGTCTAATAAGTCAGACTCTAGAATTGTAGAGCTTCTAGTTGAGGAAATGAATAAATATGATGTTATCTTTACATATTATGGAACAAGATTTGATATTCCATTTATAAGAACAAGAGCATTATATCACGGAACTTACTTTCCTATGTATAGACAAAAATCACATAAAGACTTATATTATGTGGTAAAGTCTAAACTTAAGTTACACAGGTCGTCTTTGATGGCTGCAACCGAATTTTTCGGTATTGATGGAAAAACTAGAATAAAACCAGAATATTGGCAAAAAGCACGTTGGGGAGATAAAAAATCTTTAAAATATGTTTATGAACATAATATCGCTGATGTAGAGATATTAGAGGATTTGCATAGAAAATTAGAAGATTTCGCACCTCCTAGTGTTAATCCAATTTAAGGAGAAATAATGACGAAGAAAGAAAAAGGTCAAGAACAGGTTATTAATGTAGAAGGAAGAGATGTTAAATTTAACATTGAAGACTTAAGCGATGAATCAAAAGCTCAGTATGCAAGAGCTAATCAACTTGCATCTGAAATTGTTCAACTAGAACAAGTGCTTAGCGAAAAACGCTTTATTGTCAACAATTATGTTTCTTTTGTAGTTAATGAGCTAGAACCTAAGAAATCTGATTCAGATGATAAATCTTAAAGAAAATGGAGAAAAAGGGTTGTTCACATCCAAAACTTATGAGTGGACAACCCCTAAATGGCTATTTGATGAGTTGTCAAAGGATTTTGACTTTGATTGTGATGTTTGTGCAAATGATTATAATTCTTTGTGTAAATATTACTTCACAGAAGAAAATACTTGTCTTGATAAAACTTGGCATAAAACAAATTTTATGAATCCTCCATATGGATATGGAATAGGCAAATTTATAAAAAAGGCATATGATGAAACAAAAAACAACGGATTTTGTACTGTAGCTGTTTTACCAGCTAGAACAGATACAAAGTGGTTTCATAACTACATATATGGAAAAGCTGATATTATATTTGTCAAAGGTAGATTAAAATTTGGAGGCGGAAAAGATAATTTTGATGCTCCGTTTCCCAGTATGTTAGTATTTTGGGGATTTGATAAATCGGTAAATTCTTTGATGAAAAGAATAAATTCTAGAGATATCAACCCAAGAGGAAATATTATTGACAAAAAGAAAGAAAATTAGATATATTTAATGAAGAGCAGAACAATTAAAAATGTTGAACACTTTCTTTATGATAATGTGGAAGAGTTCAGGACTCATCATTCCGGAATAGGTCTGGTTGAAGATTGGAGACATTCCAATACTAATGATTGGGTTTTAACAGACGATGGAAAGGTTTGTAAGATTCTCCATTTAGGAGAAATGAAAAACAATAAGAAAACCAGAACATTTGTTAGAACAGTAATCGGTTCTTTTGTTTGTAGCGATACAGCTAGAATGGAAGGACCTATGAGAACGAATATGTATACTTTTTCTAAGGATGGAGAATCTCCTACTGTTAGAAGAAAAAAAAAGAAGAACTCAAGTAACGCAGAGTTTTTGTTTGCTAAGTATGTTGCAAAAGGAGAAGATGTGGTAGACTCCTACCTAAAAGCTTTTCCTACAGATAATAGAAAATATGCTACAGGGCAAGCAAAAATGTTACTTAAAACTGATAGGGTTAGAAATTTGGTTAGAGAAGAAATAGATAAATATTTACAGGATGCTGAAATTACACCATCATATCTTTTAGAAGAAATGAAAGATATAATCGATAAAAAAGAAACGTCGGATAGGGATAGGCTATCAGCATTAAATACGTTAATTAAAATGTCCGGAATGTTAGACACAGATAAGAAGACTGAGTCTTTAGCGGTATTCCAGGGATTTACACAGGAGCAAATAGGTGCAGTTCAAGAACAGAAATACAAAGAATTACCAGAAGGCAAGAAAAATATCGAGGACTAAAAGATGTTTAATTTGTCATTCTAGATTAAGAATGAGTGGAGTCTTTATATTAGACCCAATTATTGATGACGTTAAAGCAGTTAGATGTATTAATTGTTTAACTATGTATTCAACGGATTTTGAAATACAAGATTTAGGTATTCCATCAGAAGTTGGAGCAGCTTAATGAGATTGGCAGTATACGGAACACTTAGGAGACAAAGGCCAGATATAGGAAGAGTAAAAGGTTTTAGTTTAGTTTTTCCTGGCACAAAATCATTTCCAGCTTTAGTAAAAAATCCTAACGGAAAAGGAGCTGTTGTAGAGATGATGGATGTAGATAACGAAGATTTATCTTATTACGACCGATACGAGAATGTAGAAGGCGGTTTATATGTCAGAACAACAGTAGATGTTGAATTTGATAGAAAAGAAAAAGAAAAAGCTTGGATTTATGTTGCTGGACCACTTTTGTGGCAAAACTCTGATACATTCACAGAGGTTCCTGATGGAGATTGGATGTCTAAAAAAACATTAACATTAATGGATAGAGTTGACGAATATGAGTACCAAGAAAAAGAAGCCGGAACATTTTAATATAATACCTCCAGACCTTTCTGCTAAGGAAAAAGCTTTAGAGCTAGCAAAAAGAGATATTATAACATTTGGACAGATGTTTTTACCTGAAGATTTTATGAAATCTTCTCCTGCTCCATATCAATACGAATTAAGCGAATTACTTTTAAATGATAAAGAAAAAAGAAATTGCATAATACTTCCTCGTGGTCACGCAAAATCAACCCTAGCAAAAACAGCATTGCTTCATAAGCTGTACTTTAATCCTCCTGGTAAGAAAGAATTTATTGCTTGGGTTTCTGAGGAGCAGTCTCAAGCTATAGACCACATAAAATACATTCAGAATCACATTGATATAAATCCTGCATTACAATATTATTTTGGAGATTTAAAGGGAGACAAGTGGACTGAAAAAGAATTTACTACAGCAAGAGGAGATAGGATTATAGCTAAAGGTACTTCTCAAAGATTGCGTGGTCGTTCTCAGTTAGGGTTGCGTTATACAAAAATTATTCTTGATGACTTTGAATCTGAATTAAATACTAAAACTCCAGATAGAAGAAGAGAGATTAAAGAATGGGTTATGTCTACAGTTGAACCTGCTTTAGAAAATTCAAAAGAGAATGAAGGTTCAATTTGGTTGATTGGAACTATTGTACACTTTGATTCTTTCTTACAAACAATATATGATGGACATATTGATGCCGGTAAAGAAAAAAGAAAATATGCTTGGAATGTTATGTATAAAAAGGCTATTCAAGACGGTATTCCTTTATGGCCTTCATATTTTTCAAAGAAAAAATTAGATGACATAAAAAGAAGATTCTCTGATATGGGACTAGTTCATAAGTTTGCTCAAGAATATTTGAATGAAGCAAGAGATTTGGAAACAGCAAAATTTAAAATTGACAGAATTAATTATTACAAAGGAAATTTAGAGTCAAGAAATGGATTTAATTATATTATAACAGGAGAGTCGGCTATTCCTGTGAATGTATATATTGGAGTTGATTTAGCGTATGAGGCAAATTCCAGGAGCGACTATCAGGTTATAATGGTTATAGCTATTGATAAAGAAAGAAATATATACGTTGTTGATTATTATAGAGAGCATTCTCCTCTATATGATATGCCTCAGAAAGTATTTGAATATGCAAAAAGGTTTCATCCGGTTAGAAGGGTGAATGTTGAGAAAGTTGGGGCTCAAGGAGTAATTAAAGACTATGTTAACCAATTAATAGGTAAAGATAGAAAAATGGCTCCTGGTCTAGCAAAAGGAGTAAGACCTCCAGGTGGAATAAAAAAAGAAGATAGAATAGAAGCATTATTGTGTCCTATAGTTGCATCTAGAAAATTATATATTAAAAGAGAACAACATTCATCTTTGGTTGATGAGATGTTTGAATTTCCTAAAGGAAGAAACGATGACCTATTGGATGGACTGTGGTATTCAGTTACAACAGCGAGACCTCCTAAGAGTTCTGCTGTAGAATTGGATGTTTTCGAGGATAGAATGTCCCATAAAGAGGAAAAGATATCATCTCAGTTAATATCTTGGATTACAGGACAAAAAGTTTAAATAATTGTTGACAAAGGCAAGAGAATTAAGTTATTTTCTATATAAAACATTTAATTGGGAGTAAACCATTAACGATTACAATAAAAACGACAAAGCAGAATTAAATCAAGAGTTGTTTAGAAGATGGAGTGACGCAAGATCCACTTGGGATATAGAAGCTAGAGACGCTGTTGATTTTGTTCTCGGAAATCATTTCACAAAAGAAGAGTCTTCTGCATTGCAATCTGTAGGACAAGCAGACTTTGTTATTGACAGAGTTTATGCTGCGGTTGATAAATTAAAATCTTTATTAACAGCTCAACCTGCTAGATTTAATGCTATAGGAAGAGAAGATTCAGATAATAAACTTGCCAATGTATGGAAAACTGTCTTAGAATATGTTTGGGACATATCAAAAGGAGACAGTGTTTTCAAGCAAGTTGTTCACGACTATGCTGTTACCGGACTTGGATATATGTATGTATATATGGACCCGGAATCTGATTATGGAAGAGGAGAAATAAAGTATACTCACATAGACCCTTTTAGAGTTTATGTTGACCCTGCTTCTAGAGATAGATTTTTCTCTGATGCTGCAGGTATGATTCTTTCTACATTTTTAACGAAAGAACAATTATTAGATTTATATCCAGAATTAGAGGAAGTCATTGATGACATAGAGGTAGGAACAAGCACCCTATACGGAGAAGACTATCCTACATCTAATTTAAAAAACACACAAAATGTAATTACTCCTGCAGAAGCAAAAAATTTAGACAATAAGGTAAATCAAAAATATCAAATACTTGATAGATTTTACAAAGTAAGAGTTCCTTTTTATAGAATATTCGATTTATCTCAGGGAAATGAAAAAATTGTAGACCAAGAAACATTAGATAACTTAATGCAAGACCCAGAAGTTTTAGAAGCATTAGAAATGGGTATGATAGAAATTACAGATATTATGCAGACAAGAATACAACAATGTTCTACAATAGGAAATATTTTATTATTTGAGCGTACACTAAACACTGATATCTATCCACTTGTTCCTTTTGCGAACATTTGGACTAATACTCCCTATCCAAAGTCAGATGTGAACAAGGTTAAAGACTCTCAGAGGCTTTTAAATAAGTTATTCTCTTTAACCTTGTCACACGCTCAATCTTCTGCTGGATTAAAACTTTTAATTCCAGAAGGAAGTGTTGATAGCGTGTCTCAGCTTGAAAAAGATTGGGCTAATCCTAATGCTGTGATTGAATACAATCCAGAATTTGGAGAACCTCACTTTCCTCAACCTGCACCGCTAGCTAGCGAATTTTACTATCTAATAGATAGAATAGAAAAATATATCGATTTAAATTTTGGTATTCCTGAATTATTACAAGGTTTTAAAGACCAAGCTCCTGAGTCAGTTAGAGGTACAATGCTTTTATCTGAAATGGGAGAATCAAGAGGAAAATCAAAATTAAGAGATATAGAAACAAGCTTGGCTCAAGTAGGTCAAGTTATTTATAATTTATCAAAAGAACATTACAAGTTCGAAAAGACTTTTAAAATCGTACAACCTAACAATGATCTGACTGAATTTACAGTCAATAATAGAATGTACGACGATAAAACAAGCGAATTAATGTCGATTCAAAATGATTTAACATTAGGTCAACACGATATTCGCATTATATCAGGTTCAACTTTACCAAGCAACAAGGTCGCAGAATATAATATGTACCTTGAGGCGTATAAACTAAATCTGGTAGATGATGTCGAGGTTTTAAAGAAAAGTGAAATCTTTGACAAAGAAGGTGTTCTTCAAAGAAAGAGTCAAATATCTCAATTGAAATCTTACGTAGCTCAACTTGAAGACCAGGTGAAGAATCTAAAGGGCGATTTACAAACATCCGAAAGGGAAGCAGTAAATGCTCGCAAGAGAGTGGAGACTGAAAAGTTCAAAACTCAACTTGGAGATGTTCTTCAGCAGTCTAAAGTTAAGCAAGCAGGTAAAACACTGCAATTAACGCAAGCAATTGATAATATTAAATCTGAAAATGAAGGCAATAACAAATAAAAAAACAGAAAAGTCCTGGTTATGAGTTTTAATACTAAATCAGGAAAGGAGAAATAAATGGCAAAAGAAGAAAAGGTTGAAAGCATAGACCCAATCGTTGAAGGAGCTGAAGCATCAGAACCTACTCCTATATTGGAGGAACAACAAGTAATGGAGGGTACTGAAGAAGTATCTGAAATTGTAGATTGGGAAGCTGAATCCAAAAAGTTTCAATCGATGTACGATAAAAAAACTGCCGACTATGAAAATCTTTCAAAAGATGCAAAAGAATTGAATCAATTGAAATCTTTATTAGACGGAAGGCCGGACGTTGTGGAAGCTATGGAAGAAGTTCTTACTGGAAAATCTAAAGAAAGTTCTCAGGAAAAACCAATTGAACCTGAGTCTTTCGACCCCTGGGATGCTTATTACAAGCCTGATTCTCCATCCTATAAAATGAGGGTGAAGAATGAAGAAAAGCTTGTTCACGAAACTGTAGATCGTGAGCTCGGAAAATTACAGGAGGCTATGGCCCTTACAAACATTAAGAACGAGCTTAAGTCAAGGCATAAAATGTCCGACTCTGACGCAGAAAATTTTCTTGAGTTTGCAACCACTCCTCGCGGAGACCTTCCTCTTGATACTCTAGTAAGAGTTTGGAGAGATGAAGGTACTGGTTCAAAACCAAATGAAAATAAGAAAGCTGTCGAAAAAGCTCAGAAAGTTCCAAGACCTGCAGGAGTTTTACAAGGTGGAGAATCTCCACAGAAAAGCGAACCTGACCAAGTCTGGAATAGAATAATGAATGTTGGGAACCGTAGCAAATTAGTTAAATAATAACAATTAGCTTAGGAGAAACAAATGGCTTACAATCAGAATATGCTAAAATCATCTGATATTACAGCAGCCTCTACTAGTGCGGGAGTCGGAACGGCTCCAGACCAAAGAAGATTGTATGACTTTTCTGACAGAGTTGCAGAACTAATGCCAGAGGAGTCACCTTTCTTCGTCTACCTAAACAAAGTTGCTAAGAATCCAACAGACGATTCTATTTTCCGATTTTTGGAAAACAGAACTGTTACTAACTGGACTTCACGTAACTTTAGTTTAGCGGCAAACGCTAATGGTGGTTCAGCGGTATCAGCTGGAAGTGCATACGACATAACTGTTGATGACGGTTCAAGTGGCGCAATCTCATTCCTTACAAAAGGAATGGTTATTGCTGTTAACACTGTCGACTCAACAGCAGGTTGGGCACAAGCTCTTATAAGAGTTGAATCTGCTCCTACAATCGGTTCATCATCTACTGTATTTAGCGGTAGAGTTATAGATGTATCTAATGCTAATGTTTCAGGTTATAATGTTTTATCAAATAATGATGCTTGCCAAATAGTTGGT